CTTCGCCGTAACGCTGCGCCATGTTGAGGAGAGCCAAATCTTCTTCATCAAGATTGGTTGCCTCCTTGCCCGTCTTATTCGGAACCGAGATAGACGTCTCCAAAAATTCAGGGTCGCGCGTCCTCATGCCAATGTTGCGGAAGGCATGCGTGTCAACCGTCACCGGCACCAAATTGCCCTGCAAGTTTTCAGAGAACGAAGCCGGCTTTGGATTACGCAACACATTAAAGCCGCCAGACTGAATGGTGCCAACATTTTGCAAATGCAGGTTCTGCGCCATGTGGCCATACGGGTAACGCAAGTCTGCCTTTACCGTCGGCTCGTCGCCACGAGAATAGTAGTAACTGGCGTTCCTGATGTTCGTTGCGACGTCAGACCTTGGCGAAGTCGCGGCCACATAATCCATGTATCGGCGGAATTGTTCCGCACCACGCTCCGGTCCAAGCTCGGCAATAAACGCATCGCGAATGGGCTGCGTGTGATACCACTTGTCTGCGCCCATCTCAATGCCGCGCGCAATGCTCTCACGCAAGCCCGTCTCAACGTCAGGGTTTTCCAGCGCACGCTGCATGCGGGCCGAAATGCCACGGGCGGGCACAACACGCTGCAACTCACTTTGCGGCGCAGAGTCAATGTTGACTGGGCGAGACAAATCCACCGGGCCAACGCCTGGAGGTTCTTCTGCAATCGCGCGCAGGGTCGCCTGCTGGGCCTTAGCGTATTCGGGCCCCTTAATCGCAAAGCCCTCCGGCGTCACAATTGGGCGAGGCCGGGGCGGATTGTTGCCGCCCATCACGGCGCGGGGATTGGCCTCCACCTCAGTCGGCGGAAATTCTGGCCCACGCGGCGGCCGGCGACCACGGCCAGCCCCAAACGTGCCGGCAGGCCCGCCCTGCACGCCAGCCATAGGCAGCAGATCCAGCGCCCCAGGCGCAGCAAAAGACACCTCGCCAGTATCCACGTCCTGGCCCACAGGCAGCACCGCAGAGCGGCGCACAGTCGGCGCGAAGTCGCGCACGTCACGGCCGCCACGCCCCTCAGGATCAATCAGGCGGCCGTCTGCAGTCTCAATCGCATAGCCGCTGCGTGTCACGTCCGTCTGCACGATGCGGCCGCCCTCGGGGATCTCAATCCCGGCCATGGCGCTCATCATGCCGCGCTGCACATCCTCAGGGCGCGGGATCAGGCCAGCCGCAGCCTCAAATGGCGACACGGCATTGCCTGGGTACATCGCCCGGCCACCGCGCGGCACAGGAGCGCCAGCCACGCCCATGCGCGAGGCCGGCGTCATCAGCGGATCACGCTCGGCCAGACGCCGGTCATACTCTTCATCGCTCAGGCCGGTGGCGGCATCCAAGATGCGCGCAACATCAGGGCCCGCACGCCGAGGGCGCGCTGCAGGGGCGTCGGCATAGCGGTCTTCCATGTCGTCCAGGCTCTCACGCACCGGGCCGCCCTCGGCATACCCATCCACGCCAGCACGCCCCAAGACCTTCTTGACGTAATTCTGCGTCTCCAAGATCTGCGGGATCTGGTTGCCGGCACGAGCCACCCTGTTAGGGCCGGCATTATAGGCGGCCAGCGCCAGGGGCATGGAGCCAAAGCGGTCATAGAGCTGCCGCAAGTATTGCGCACCGGCCTCCAGGTTCTGGGCCGGATCATACCGATCTGCCTTCAGATCCGACGCCGTGCCGGGCATTAGCTGCGCTAAGCCATGTGCGCCCTTGGGGCTGCGCGCCTCAGGATTGAAGCGGCTCTCCTGGTAGACCAGGGACAGGAACACGTCGCGCGGCAGATTGTACTTCTCGGCCAGCCTGCCAGCCTCGGCCACCCAAGGATTATCGGGCGGCAACGCAGCGCCAAGGCGGGTCGGGATGGCGTCGCCGGCAGTCTCGCCGGGAAACACGCTAGGGGGGCCAGCCTCTGCAGAGCCACCAGTCCGCTGGGGAGGAACGGCTGGAGGCATGGGCGGCAGGGGCAGAGGCTGGCGACGGGAAGACCTGCGCTGCTCGGCAATCGCCGCGGCAACGGGGTCAAACTCTTGGGCGGCAGAGCCGCGTGATTGCATCTGGCGCAGCAGGTCAAGCGGCGGCTGGGGCGGTATGGGAAGAGAGCGGGATCCAGACATATTACCACTTCACCTTGTTTGCCCAGTATGCCGCACTGCTCGGCCCCTTGGCGATGTTAGCACCGTGACGCGATTTGAATCTGGCTCGTTGAGATTTCTTCGCTTCGCTCTCGCCCTCTTTGGGCTTGCCGGCGGTCTTGGCGCCCTGCTCCCCAAAGCGTTTGATCTCTTGCTTCCCATCGTAGCACGCCTTCACGATGTGCGACTTGGTGGGATGGTCAGGCGTGCGGCGCGGCTTGTTGCAGGCCATCGCATCCTTATCAACGCGGCTGCTCATGGGGTGCTCCGATAACGCGCCGTCTTGGCCGCGATCTTCTTGGGCTGAGCCACAAACTGCTCGCCCTTAGCCTTGCCCTCACGCTTGGCGCGGGTGGTCGCGGCATACTCTTGCGGAGACAGCGACTTAATCGCCTTCGCCGGCAGGTAACGCTCGCCAGTCTCCGACGACGGCTTGCCGGATTTGGTCCGCCACTTCTGGTCGCCCCAGGCCTTGAGCGATTTCTGCGGCGCCTTCATTTGTAGCCCTCTGCGTTTTCTTGGCGGCAGTGCTTACAAATCTTAGTCACGGTATTTGCCGCCTTTTTCCTTGTACTTCTTGGCTAGGAGCTGCGCCTTGCGTGCGCTCCACTGGCCGGCCGCCGTGCCCTGCACTGCAGACCCCTTGATGCTCTCAAAGAGCTTCTTGCGCATGCCGGGCTTGGTGTAGTTGCCGGCGGCGTTCACTTTGGACTTGGAGTCAGATCGCATAGGGATTAACGCGCTCCTTCCTAAACTGCCGCGGCTCATCCCGGTCACGGGCCTGGGGCAAATCGAACCACCCTTCGTTCTTCAGGTATATTACGGCTTGGCTGAACGTGTCCACATAATCATCATGCTCGGCCACCGGGAACTTGGCCAGCTGCTTCAAGAAGGGCTGGGCCCAGCTCACCGGCTGCCCTCGGTTCTTGCCGCTCTCGGGCAACCAGAGGAAGCCCATCTCCAGCGTGGGGCTGGCCTGATGCGCCCGGCTGATCTTGTCGGCGTTGCCTGGGTTGTAGCCAATGGCCGGCACCTTGGCCAAGCGCAGATCTTGCAGCAGCGACTGCCCAGAGGCTTTGGCTTCCACCAGGATCCGGTCAGCCCGGCGGGCAGTGCGAAGGCCGTCTTTGACCGTGGTGCCCCCATACTCAGTTGACCAGTCCTTGATCACCCTGGACCGCAACTCGGGGTAACTGAGATGCTCGTCCCAAGCGTCAATCAGCATGGCGTTGCGCTGGCTGTTGTGGCTAAAGATGCCCCAGACAGAGCAGGCGGTGGGGTCGCCCGAGGTCTTCTCCGTGAAGGCGCAATCGTAACTCTGCAAAATATACTCAAACTGCGGCAAGCCCTTATCGGCAGGCCAAAGCTGGAACTCTTTTGTTTTGAGGATGCCGCCTTCGCTTGGCACCGGATCCTGCTGCAGCTGGCCCGAGGTGCCATAGCTGCCCAGGAGCTGCTTCAGCTCGGTGATTTCTTTCTCGCCAAATCGCTCCGGACAGATCAGCTCGCCCTTCTTCTGCCGCGGATCGTATGGGCCCAGGCTGGTCTTGCGGCGGACCCCATCCCACTCGGCCGGGATCATGAGGTGTTCCCACCCGCCAATGTCTGCGAGGATATGGCCGCTGATGTCGCGCTCATGCAGCCTTTGCATGATCGTGACCATGGCATCCTTTTTGGGATCGTTGAGGCGGGTACTCCACACCATGTCAAACCACTCAAGCGCGCTATCGCGGATCACGTCTGACTGTGCTTCCTGGGCGCTGTGAGGGTCGTCTAGGATCAGGCGGCTGCCACCTTCGCCCGTGGCCGTGCCACCCACGCTGGTCGCCAGCCGGTAGCCGGTCTTGTCGTTCTCAAACCGCTGCTTGGCGTTCTGGTCGCCGGCAAGCTTGAACATGTGGCCCCAGCGTTCTTGATACCAGGGCGATTGGATCAGGCGCCGCGCCTTTAGGTTGTCGCGGATAGAGAGGGTACCGCTGTAGCTGGCGCAGAGGTATTTGTGCGACGGATCCGTGAGCCACTCCCACATTGGCCACATCACGCTGACGATAGTCGATTTGCTGTGCCTCGGCGGAATATTGATCAGCAGCTTGCGGATCTCGCCGGCGGTGATTGCCTCCAGATGCTCGCAGATTTCCTCAATGTGCCAGGACGGGATGAAGGGTACGCCGGGCTCAACAACGTGCCAAGACTGCTGCACAAACTCGTACAGTGACGCAGAGGCAGCCCGGCGCTTTTGCTCGCGCTTGATGGCATCCAGCAGCACCTCGGGCTTGAGCGTGGCGTTCATTCCGTCTTGCCTGACGCCTTCCCAAGTAGGTTTTGCATCTGGTCTAGCTCGGCATCAGAGAGGCCCTTCAGATTGGCGTCAATCTTGATGGGCGGCTCTTTATCGTCACCGGAGTGAACGTGGTGGTTGGTTTCCCGCCACCGGCCGCGCGTTTTCATCCAGAAGATGGCTGCGGCCACTGATCCAGGCTCTTTGCTGGTGGCGATCGAAAACAGGTTCTGGGCAACTGCCGAGTTGATGCGGGACACGCCATTATCCAGTTCATCCTGGAAATACTTCTTTAGCGTATTTTCAGAGATGCCCACAATTTTGCTGATTTGTTCCTGGGTCAGCCCAAACCCGACCATCCGCTCCACCTGTTGCCGCTCTCTATCGGTGGGGACGAAAGGCTGATTGCCGCGCTTTTTTATAGGCTGCAACAAATCATCCGGTGATTTTTCTTTCCCAGGCATCAGATCACCGTAAATTTTCCAGTTTGTAGAGCGTGGTCATATGCAGGGCGGTCAGGTCATCTAGGATATTTTCCAGCGCCGGCACCCCTTTGCAGATGGCTTCCCGGTTTTCATTTAGCCAGAGAAGTTCATCGTTTATCAGTTTGATAATGTTGTCAGTTTCGCTGAGGTTCACGAGCCCAAAGGAGCCTTGGTAGGCTTCGATTAGGTCGTCCAGCTTGTCGATGACGCCGTCATAATAGCCGCCGAGGGCTTTGTGCTGGGCGTAGGAGTTGGTTTTCCAATGTTCCAGGTGCGCCGCATTGCGGGCGAAGAACATCCGCTCAATCAGGTCTTTGATCATGGTTCACCCCGTAGGTTCTACATATTGTAGGCTTTGAGGTGGGTTGCCACAAGATAATTAAGTTTTGGGGAGGGTGGGGGCCGTAGCCCCCTTTTTGTTTTAGAGGTTGATGCCGTGCTGGGCGGCCAGGGAGCGGCCGGCCGCGGTGAAGTCGATCCAGGTGTCGGCGCCGTCATCGAAGGTCTTGATGAAGCCGGCTTGCTTGAGCTGGGTGAGGTTGCCGCGCTCTTCCTTGCTGCCGCCGACATTGCCGCCGACCAGCGGGGTGCCGCTCCAGTTGCCGGCATCGCGGGCGTAGGCGAGAAACACTGAGAGGGAGGTTTCGGTGATGGTCATGTTGGTATCTCCTGTTTAGCGGCGTCATTGCCTTGAAGAGACTTTTATAGATTGTAGCAAAACGCTACAAGCCCTTTCTGTAGATACTTAACCACTTTT